AACACCCTGGAAGGCATTCACCAGTACTCTGACACGGGCTTCAACCTCATCATGAACGGTGAGATCGGCCGCTACGAGAATGTGCGCTACATCGAGCAGACCAACATCGCCAAGGGCATCGGCAGCACCGGGATCGCCACCGCCTCGGGCGGCGACATGGTGCAATGGACCAACGGGCAAAGCGACTGGATCTTTTTCTTCGGCAACGACACGGTCGCCGAGGGCATCGCGGTGCCCGAGGAGATGCGCGGCAAGATCCCGACCGACTTTGGCCGATCCAAAGGCATCGCCTGGTACTACCTGGGCGGCTACGGGATCGTGCACACGGTGGCGATCAACACCCGCATCGTCAAGTGGGACTCGGCGGCGTAAAGGATCTGAAAAAAGCCTGGGGGCGGCGGACTCGGTGGCCTACCCGGCCGCACACCCCCAGGATTCTCCCTCCAGGAGAATGTTGAGAGTAGGCGGCGGATTTGATCAACATCGTGCGGTGGCGCACATATCCCCGGAGCTGGGGGCCTTCTCCCCAGCTGCTGAAGAAGGGGCCATTTGACGCGAGGGGCCGCAGGAGAAGTCAATGTCTCAGCAGAACACGATCCGCTCGGTCTCTTACGATCAGCCGAACGCGCTGACGCGCATCGGCGTGCAGCAGGGAACCACGGCCGCCGGCGCCAATGGCCTGCCCTCCGGTACCGGCGGCCTTGCGAAGTTCGTGGCCTGGACGAATATGATCCTGTGGGGCGTCTCGTTCAACACCGTGGTTGCGGGTACCTCGACCTACACGGTGAACGGCACGCAGCTGAACCCGGCGTACGCGGCCTCTCTGGTGTACATCACGAACACGAACACCACGGGCACCGCGGTCGCGCTCAACACCCAGACCGTGGCGAACTTCGCGGTGATTGCGGGTACGGCGCTGAACACGACCGCGCAGCCGAATATCCTCGGCTACAGCCCCTGCATCGCGGGAGGCGCCGCGGGGCCCTACGCGGTCAACACGCTTGGCGGCACGAACACCTCGATGGCTTGGGGCACGAACACGTTCGTGAGCGGCACCGCAACGTCGGGTCAGACGAGCGGCGGCGGGTATCCGGGCGGTGGCGGCATCGGCATCGGCGGGCTCCCCTTGGGGATCGGCGACGTCGTCTACGTGCAGAACGGCACGGATACGACCGCGACCTTCATCGCGACGCTGCACGTCTCGATCGCCCCGGTGGTCGGCGTGGTCACGGCCTAGGAGATCATCATGGCACTACTGCAAAGGGTCGCCCAAGATCCCTCGTTTGTGACCCGCCAGGCCGCGGTGCTCGGTGCCACGGCCGCGGGAGCCTCGGGCACGAGCGCGAAGTTCGTCGCGCACGCCGCTCTCCTGCTGTTCTCCGTGACGGGCGCGCAGCTGGTGCTCTCCACGAGCACCTACGGCGGCACCGCCTCCAACATGCAGGTCAACGTGATCGTGGTGCAGAACACCAGCACCACCTCTGCCCCGGCGCTCTCGACCACCACGATCGGCCCCTTCACGATGGGAGGCACGGCGACGAGCTCGATCAACGTCGCCAACCAGTACGCGCTGAACACGACCACGGGCACCCAGGGACAGGGGGGCCTGCCGGTGGTGGCCGGCGCCGTGATCTGGGCGCAGAATGGCACCGATGCGACCGCAACCTGTGCCGTAACCATCGACTACCAGATCGCCTCTCAGGCGCCTTTGACCGTTTAGGAGACTTCAATGCCCAAGATGACGCAGTCCGGCAAGCAGTGGGAAAGCCCGCAGGTGATTTCCGACCAGATGGCCACGGAGATCTACGGCGGCATGGCGCCCGACAAGAAGGACATCATCCGCTCGGCCAACGCGCGCGGCGCGAAGCGCCACGAGATGAAGAACCAGCCGCTCGCCGACCTCGAGGTGCTTCCCGACAGCGCCGAGCTGATGGGCAACGAGATGGTCGGCATCCGCGACTCAGGCTACCTTGCGAAGAAGAACCTGGAGTACGGGCCGAACGCTTTTTACAACTCGCTCCCCCCCGGCATGGACATCGAGGATCAGGAGAACTGCGACATTCGCAAGGAAGAGATGGTCGCGTATGAGGGGGGCTTAGGCTACCCCGGCGACGGCTGGGTGGCGCGCCCGAGAGGCGGCCAGATGCCGCGCAAGAAAGACATGGGGCGGCAAGCGGAAACGAACTACGTCGGCGGCCGCGGCGTGGATCCGATGAACCCGCGCGGCAACTGAGACCTTTCCTGTGTCGAAGATCGTGCAGGAGAAGTTTCAGGTCAACTACCCGCAGCAGTCCAATGACGATGCGACGGGAGAGAACCACGATCACGGCGGATGGATCACCGACGCCGAGGCGCGGGCGAAGAAGAACCAGCCCGGGCGCGAGGGGCTGCCTTGCGGGGATTCGAACAGCCGCTTTATGAACAATGCGGTGATGTTCAACAGCCTGCCTCCCGGCATGGACATCGAGGACCAGGAGATCGCAGATATCCGGCGCATGGGCGTCAATGTCGCGGGCAACTTCCCCACCGCGCTCGCCCCTGGCGATCGCACGCAGGATCTGAACGCGCGCAGCCTCATCCGGGGCTTTGACCGCAAGGCGCTGCGTCCCACGGACGATATGTACACGCGCGAGCACAATGACGCTTTCTACGACACCGTCGAGGTCGACGGGGTGGAAGGCTTCGTCGAGCGCAACAACATGCTTGACCGACTCTGATGGCAGGCCCCCCCTACCCGATTTCGAACCTGCAGGCCCCGGTGGGCCAGATCCCGCTCGATAGCGTGACGGGCGCTGCGGGCTGCGGGGTGATGGCAAGCTACTCGGTCTTGAGCACCGCGGGTACCGGCACCCAAGCGACGGGCCGATCAAGCGCCGGGGGCATTTTCTACGGCCTGCAGGCGATCTCTACGGGCACCGGGTTTGCCATTGCGGTGTACGACGTGGTGGGCACCGTGACCAATCAGCTGGTGGGCCTGACCACCGCCACCGCGATCGGCCAGCAGATCTTCGCCTCCCCCCAAGGGGTGGGGGTGCGCTTCCTTGGGAATCTCGTGTACGTCACCACCGGCACGGCCGGCCAGTTCAACAGCCTCTGGGATTGACGCTATGCACAATCGTGACAAGGCGAAGTCGAAGTACAAGGCCGTGCCTTTTGCCCCTCCCCCGGGCAAACTGAAGCAGCACCGGCAGACCGAGACCGCGCAGATGAACCGCCCGGTGGCCTACAAGCGCCCCGCAACCAAGACCGACAGCTAGGAGAGCATCATGGCCCAATCCCCGAAGCCGACCGCGCAGAACGCGCCTCAGAGCGCCACGCTCGATTTATCGAGCGATGCCACCGAGATCGCTGCCGAGAATGAGGACCTGAAGGCCCAGAACGCGCTGCTGATGGCACGCCTGTCGGCCATCGATGCGGAGCTTGCCACCTTGCGCGCGAGGCCGAAGGCGGCAGAGCCGAACCAGGGCGCCCGCAACGAGGACGGGGACCCGATCTTCGATGAGGAACGTCCCTATGGCGTCGTGACCGGCGATCATGCGGCAGCCTACGTGCAGGACGGGCACCAGTTTGGCCGCGACAAGCGCTATCTGAGCGATGAGCCGAAGGGTTCCCCGAAGCCCTTCAACCCCCGCCTGGTCGGTATCGTGAAGCCGCGAGTCGTGCAAGCCGCATGAGGTGATTCCCTCCGCGGTGCGCTAATGCTACAAAGCGGCATCCTTCACACCGCGGAGCACCTCTCATGGTTTGGACAGCAGACGGCCCCCTGGGCAACGAATCGGGCAAGATCAAGTGGGAAATCGTCAAATGGACGCGCGGCCGGGGCCTTGACCTAGGCTGCGGCCAGCAAAAGACCTACCCGCACTTCATCGGGGTCGATTCCGGCAAGGACCGGGTGCTGTTCAATCACCCCATCAACGCCGACGTCTGGGTCGACTCGGCCGCCTCCCTCCCTATGTTTGCCTCCGGCAGCATGGATTTCGTCTTCTCCAGCCACCTCCTCGAACATATTCCGCTGCAAACGGAAGACCCGCGCCGCTTCACAGACCCCATCGAAAGAGCGCTCGCCGAGCGGCGCATCGTCGAAAAGCACACCGCCCAGGACGCGCTGAAAGAATGGATGCGGGTCTTGAAGAAGGACGGCTATCTGGTGCTCTACGTCCCCGATGAGGATGAGTACCCGAAGGTGGGCGAGGAAGGGGCGAATCCGGATCACGTGTGGAACGTGAGCTATGAGAAGGTTGTGCACCTGATGAAGGGCACCGGCCACGGCTGGGATCTGGTGGATTTTCAGCAGCGGCGCGAAGGCATCGAGTACTCGCTCTTTTTCGTCTTCCAGAAGAAGGGCGGCGGTTGTCATTTCAGCTGGCAGCAGCCGAAACCGCGTAAGCGCGCGGCCATCGTGCGCTATGGGGCATTCGGGGATCTGCTGCAGTGCTCGAGCGTGGCGGCGGGGCTCAAAGCCCAGGGCTACCACGTGACGCTCTTCACCTCCCCGCCCGGTCACACGGTGATCGAGTTTGATCCGAACATCGACGAGTTCTACCTGCAGGACAAGGATCAGGTGCCGAATCATTTGCTGGGGGATTTCTGGGCCTATCACCGGGCGCGCTACGATAAGTTCGTGAACCTCTCGGAGAGTGTCGAGGGGAGCCTGCTGTCGATCCCCGGCAAGACCCCGCACACCTGGTCGCCTCTTGCCCGCCATCGCTACATGAATCACAACTACGTGGAACTCTCGCACGCGATCGCCGAGGTGCCCCACAAGCCGGCGGTGCATTTCTACCCCCGGGAGAGCGAGCGGGCTTGGGCGAAGGCGGAACGGGCAAGGCTCGGCGGCTCCCCGCTGATCCTCTGGGCGCTCGCCGGCTCCTCCGTGCACAAGACCTGGGACGGTCTCGATCGCACCATTGCGAGCATCCTGACCGAGTTCCCCGCCGCTCACGTGGTGCTGGTGGGGGGAGCCGATGGGGCCATCCTCGAGCAGGGCTGGGAGCGGGAGCCTCGGGTGCATTGCAAGAGCGGCAAGTACTCCATTCGGGAGACCATGAGCCTGCTGGAGTTTGTCGACGTCGGCATAGGCCCTGAGACCGGGGTAATGAACGCGATGAGCCAGCTGGCGCAGCCCAAGGTCCTGTTTCTCTCTCACAGCACGGAAGAGAACCTCTGCCGGGACTGGGTCAACACCACCTCGATTGCCTCAGCGAATACGCATTGCCCGGGCCGCGGCGCGAATGAGGCGCCCGCCTGCCATATGCTGCATTACAGCTGGGAGTACTGTAAGCAGGACCCCACTCGCGGCATCGCGCAGTGCCAGGCGGACATCGACGGCGATGCGGCCTGGGGGGCGATCAGGGGCGCCATTCAGGATGCGCTGAAGAAGCGCGAGGAAGTGAGGGCATGACGGCGCTGAACCTGACCCTGACGAGCGTCTCAAACCTGCCCTCCCCGTCAGGCTCTTACACCTTCAGCGTCACCCAGGCGCAGATCGTGCGCCAGGCGATGATCGATATCGGGGCGCTCGAGCCGCAAGAGAGCCCGACCGCGCAGGAGTATTCCGATTGCTCATTCAAGCTGAACATGATGGTCAAGCAGTGGATGGGCAATACGGATTTTTCCAAGGGCCTCAAGGTCTGGACGCGTAAACGCGCGGATCTGTTCCTTGGGGCCGCAAAATATGCTTATGCGCTGGGCGCCACGGGCGATAACTGGGTGGCCTCGACCACGGGGCTGACCTACCCGCAGGCCTTCGGCGCCGTGCAGCTCGCGGGAGGCGCCGCCCAGGGCGCCACGGTACTCACCTTGCCCACCGTCTCGCAGGCGAATGTGGGGGATTATGTCGGCATTCAGGTGGGATCAGATTTGCAATGGACCACGATCTCGACGGTCAATGCACTGACCAGCCAGATCACGCTCGCCGCGGCGCTCACGGGTCCGGCGTCCGCGGGGGCCTATGTCTACAACTACACGGTGAAGGCGCAGAGGCCGCTCGCGATCCTCACCTGCGTGCTGCGCGACTCTTATGCGAACGATACGCCGATGAACTTCATGACCACCGAGCGCTATGAGAGTCTGCCGACGAAAACCGCGCCCACCAACATCGCCGACCCCACCTCGATCCTGTACGAGAGCCAGTGGGTGAACACCGCCCAGAACGGCATCCTGTACCTTGATGTGGCAGGCGCCCAGGACGTGACCAAGCATCTGCATTGCGTCTACCTTGCCCCTACCCAGGACTTCGTGAACCCCGGGGACTCTCCCGACTATCCGCAGCAGTGGTATCGGCCGCTGGTGCTCGGGCACGCCCGCGACATCGCCGGGATGTTCGATTGCGAGTGGACCAAGACGATGGAGGCGAACTTTCAGGAATCGCTCGCGATCGCCCAGCAGGCGGATCCTGCGATCACGGACGTCTTTTTCGAGCCCAACAGCGACAACCCCTACAGCCCATGACCCAGCGACTGAAGCGAGTGGCGATTTTCGGTGAGGGCATTCTCGCCAAGTCTCCCGTGGTGACGCGCCAGCGGCGCCTGAACTGCTATCTCGAGAGCCGCAAGGACGGGGACAAGGCGACCATCGTGCTCTATGGGACGCCCGGCATGGCACTCGCCTTCAACGCCTCGAACCCCTCGAACCAGCCCGCGCGCGGGATTCTGGGCACCCCAACCGCGCTCTACGAGGTCTGCGGCTCCCTCCTCCTCTCGCTCTCCTCCACAGGACTGATCCTCTTTACGGGCACTCTGGGCACGGGCGCGGGCAGCGTGTCACTGAGCATCAATCCCACCCAGGTGATGGTGGTCGACGGGGCGCAAGGGTATGTCTACACACCCGGGGCATCGACCTGTGTGGTGGTCGGCGGTTCTTTCCCGAATGGCGCGCGCACGATCACCCAGGTCAACGGGTTCTTCCTGTGCGAGCAGCCCGGCAGCACCGTGGTGTGGGTATCGAACTTGAACGATGGCACCACCTGGAACGGCCTGTCGTTTTTCAACGCCAACCAGTACCCGGACACCGTACTCGCGGTCGACTCCTTAGGCGGCCTCGTGGTGGTCTTCTCGACCGGTCACCTGGAGTTCTACCAGAACGTGGGCGCGACCACCGAGCCCTTCCAGTACATCACGAACAGCGCGCTCGAGTACGGCCTTGCGGCCGTCTTCGCCCGCGCCCATGTGAACAATTCGATCGTGTTCCTGTGCCAGACGCGCGAGGGCGGCATTCAGGTGGCGCAGATCGCGGGATTCCAG